GAGGTACGCTTGGAACCTTGTAAGCCTTCTAACAGGGCTTCTTTAGTTTCGCCCCAACGGCTTTCTAGTAATGCGGTTGTCATAATTTCATTTTCTCCTAATTAGGGTTTAATATTTTAGCCCTGCCAAACGCTTCAACTCAATCACATTAGTGTCATGTGCTTTGTTGACCGCAGCATTTGTAGCAGCCTTATCTCCAGTTACCGCAACGCGGCTTTCAGCAACCATTTGCTTCTGCGGCGCAGGAGCGGATGTTTGTTGTGTAGCTTTGTTGTTAAGTACAGCAGGAAGATACTTTTCGTAAGCGCTCTGTAACTTGGAAGTTTGAACACTCTCTAAAAGCTCGCTCATTACAGCGGCTTTCTCTTTAGCCAATGGCTTCATCAAATCAGCCATTAAAGCCTTACGTGATGTAGTTTCTTGGATAATACGAATCTCTTGTTCCTTGGATTCAACCAAGGCAGCTTTAGCTTGAATAGTCTTCTTAGACTCTGCAAGTGCAGCATTTGTTTCTTTTACTAGCTTTGATAACTTAGCGATTTCGACGTTCTCATTTAAGTGAGTAACTGCGAATTCGGAAGCAAAAGCTTCGAACAGACGACGACCGAACATGTTCTCACGAGCAAGTTGGATGTCTTCTTTCAATTGTGTCATTTCAGTTGTAAGACTCTTTGTTACAGCTTCTTTAACAAGTTGTGAACTACGTGCAATAAATTGTTGTTGTAGTTCTGCTAGTTTTTCCTTAGCTCCAGCGATTAAGCGGACCTTAGTTTCAACTACAGCTTGTTTGTCTTTGTCGAATTCCTTAATTTCTTCGGACAATGCCTTGATAACAAACGACTCTAACTTACCGATAGAGTTTTCGTAACCAATGCGGTCCTTACGTAATTCTTGGATTTCTTCTGCTAACTTGCTTACCATGAAGTTGTTGAACTTCTCAGCGCCTTCGTTCATGTGACGTTTAAATTTCACACGGTCTTCAGCTAAAGCTTGCTTCTCGGATTGGAACTCAGCCAATTCAGCAGTAAGACTTTCTGTAACCATCTTGTCAAGTGCTTCAACCATTACTTGCTTGTCATGTTGATAACGTTGTGCAAATTCTTCACGTAGTTCTGCGCGAACTGTTTCCTTAGCTTCGGACAATTGCTCGTTCCAAGCTTCAGTGATAGCATCGCGAGTGCCTTCGTTAATAATGCCGTTGTCCAACAGAGGTTTTAGTGCGTTTAACATTAGGGTTTCTCCGTTTTATTTCTTTAATTCTTTGATCAGATGCATCGGGTCTGATTTTATTTCAATATTTGAATGATGCTTACAATTTATACCATGCCAACGAGCATAGGTATTATCTGTAACTTCTTTAAAACAATTGCTACATATTACTTTAGTTCTTGTTTTGCCAAACATAGGATTATTAATTCCTTGTTTAGATTTTGATAGTTTTTTCTTATGCTCCGATGATTTAGGTTTGCATAATTTAGCTCTAGTATCTTCAGAATGCTTTCTCCCCAGATTTAATCCTAAACGGGATGTACCGAACATAGGATTATTTTCTCCAGACATATCAGCATGATTCATTCTCATTTTATCGCGGACTTTTTTACTAAACCCAAATTTCCACCCTGCATCTAAATAAATTTGCACGTCAGATTGTTTAACAAAAATATTTACTTCGCTATTATGCATCCTAATTTTGCCTTGACTAGATGTTTTTGTTGTCACTAAAGTAATGTTGTTTCTGTTAAAACTTCTCTTATCATTTTTAGCATTTGTTAAATAAAGAATAACACCTTCTAATAGACGCATTTCTTCGGGCGATCCAGTACTAATAATTTCTCTTTTCCAGAGAGTTTTGTCTGCTTCAATTAATGGCTTAACATACTTACTAGAGCATATATACCCATCATTCGGATGGCAATTTTTTGCAGTTCGAGAACCAACATACCACATCATAGTTGGCGTATGAGTCCATTTGTAAACGTATGCAATAGTCATTATCTTAACTCTTTAATAAACTTTAAGAGTTCAGACTGCAGATATTTCTGCACTCTTGGGTCAGCTGCTGATTCCTTCGCCAAATCAAACGTACGATGACCGTGTTTAAAATTTAAAAGTGATTCGTAGATTGCTTTAGGGTAAGCATGTGGTGCACTAGGTTGTGCAACGATGTCTACTGTAACAATCTCAAACTCACTTACATGACCAGAGCCTTCATTCACGTTTCCAGATCCACGGGAAGAAACGCCTAACTTAACACCAGAAGCTAACATTGACTTAACAAGTTCGCCCATTGGTGTAGGAAGAATTTTCAACTTACCATGGCCGCAAGGTCCGTCCATCCACATTTGTTCAATCATGTGAGAGACGCGATCCAAGTTGATCTTTAAATCATCCGGATGGTCTACTTCGCCTAACACAGAGTAGCCACCCTTGATTTGTTCATTGATGGTCCCAACAGCTCGTTCTATTTCGTGAACAGGATAAACACGTTGGTTAGCGTTCTTCACGCCTCCCTCGATGAATATCCCCTTCATATAGAGATTCTTACCCTTCCCGTCAGCAGAGTCTTCCGATAAAATCGTTAGACCTGCTCGGTCAAAAGTTAAGTTCTCTTTTAGATATAGTGCCATATTATCTAATTACTTACCTGGATAGCCTAAGCTATCCTTCTTAACTGGAACAGAACCATCAGTTGTGCTACCTTCAGCAGACTTAGCTTTAGCCTTTGTCTTGTAGAAGTCTTGCGCACCTGCGTTGCCGCCTACTTTATTTACATTGCGCTCGGAACCAGGGATAGCAACAGGAGCCTTCATGAAGCCGCCTGCTTTAGCCTTGGATGTTTGTCCGTCTTTATCGCTTGTGTCGTTACCCTTGCCGGAAAGGATGTTAGCAGCAGTGCCGCCCATATCGTTCTTACCTGCAACTGGAGTTGTCTTGTTTACTGGGAAGCTCTTACGATCGCTGCCGACTTCATTGCCTTCAGCTTCACCGTGCTTTTCAGGACCGTGGCCGTCGGAAATCTTCTCAACGTATTCGCGCATTAATTCTGCTGCGGACTTCTTGCTTTCTGTCTTAGCGCCAGAGCCGGAGCCCTTCTTAGCGAATGGGTTACCGCTGCCTGCTTTACCAGAACCGGAAGCTGCTTTACCGCTACCAGATGCTGCTTTACCAGAGCCGCTTGCCTTCTTGCCGGAGCCAGATGCTTTGCCTGAACCGGACTTAGCAAAAGGATTTGCGCTTTCGCCCATTGGTGCTTCTTCTTCAGCGCCAACTTCTTCAGGTGCGCCACCAAATTCTTCACCAGCGTCGTCAGCAGCCATTTCATCGCCACCTTCAATTTCGCCGTCGCCCATCTCGTCGCCCATGCTTTCGTCACCACCCATGATGGATGCAAACTCAGCTTCTAAATCTTCAATAGCAGATTTGATATCTTGGAACTTGTCGGACAAATCGCCGCCTTCGTCGCCGCTGAAGTCATCGCCTAGATCGTCGTCACCAAATTCATCACCACCCATGTCATCGCCGCCGAAGTCTTCTTCACCGCCCATGTCATCATCCATGCCGTCATCAGCATCCATCTCGCCGTCGAACTCGTCGTCAGCTTCACCTAATCCGCCATTTTCATCGCGGGTTACGTCGTCAACTAAGTCACCTTGTTGGTCGTACTGGTCAACAGTTTCGTCCATTAAGGATTCATAAATGTCGCGGCTCTTAGCTACAACGATACTGTGAAATAATTCACGAGCTTTATCTTCTTGGTCATTGATGATATACTCAATCAATTGTTCATACTTGTTCATGTTAAAAGGTTCCTTTGTAATATGGCTATATGTTATTTACATATGTACGTGTATTTGTGCTTGTAATGGGTGGTTTTCGTGGTTTTTCGTCGTAGAGTGCAACGAAAATGAAATAACCTATTAGATTCCCATACCACCAGGCATTGCGCCACCTTCGGGTGCTGGTTTATACTGTTTACTAACTTGTTCTAATTTTTCTTCGTGTTCGAATTTACGCACATCGTTAGCCATTCTTAGTTTGTTGATGTGTGAAAACGTAAGCTTTGTCTTGCGCATGTCGTGGAGTTTCATGACGGAATTATCGTCATTTTCATCACGATATCCTGGTGCGTCTGGTTCAAAGAGTTCTGCTATAAACATATTTTTCTAGTTATTAGTATATTTAGTTTAATCTATATTAACCTACGGCTGCTGGCTGTGCACCACCGCCGCCACCAGGCATTCCACCGCCTACCGCAGGTGCACCAGGGGCTCCGCCAGCTTCGGGAGCAGCACCATCTTCACCTGGCCCTGGTGCTAGGTTCTCAAGATCGCCAGATATGCCACCCGGAGTAACGCCAACTGAGCGTAGATCTGCACCATCTGCAGGAGCAGCTTCGACGTCACCTTGCTCTTCGTTCCATTGCTGTTCGTTTTCGTTCATCTCTTGCTCTGTTAAGCCCAAATAACGTTTCATTAACCAACGCTTAGAGAAGTAAGGGAATGCTTCTAAAGCAGTAAATGTACCGATACGAGCAGTGTCTGCGTCGGACTGTGCATACTGTGCAAAGTTTTGTGGCTCTTCGAAGATCAAATCAAACAACGCACCGTCAATGTTAATGCCTCTCCAGCGCATAAACATCTTAAATTCTTGGTCTAATTTGTCTGCAATCATGGACTGCAGGCGCTTGCAATACTGGTTAAAGCGCCACTCTTGAATAAGAGCTGTACCTGTTTTACCATCGTTAAATGTCTGAGAACCTTCATCTACACCTGTTGGCAAGTAGCTAGAAGGAATACGCAAACCACGGAATAGCTTGTTAGTGAAGAAGCGTAAGTCCGTAATCTCACCTAAGTTTTGACCACCAGCTAATGCTTCTACGCTAGAACCACGACCATCAGCAGTAACAGGGAAGAAGAAGTCTTCATTTGTGCTTAATGGATTGTATGTAGCATCCATCATATTGGCGCCGCCACCTGTTTGGGTAGGGATTCTGCGTTGAGAAACTTCGTTTTTAACACGATCAACGAATGCCATAGCCATGTGTGTTGGCATGTTACCGACGTCAATCTTAAAGATACGGCGCTCAGGCGCACGTTGTACACGGTAGATAATGATAGCGTCTTCCAGCAATTCCTTTTGCTTGAATACTTTGAATACGTTCTCTAGTACGCTAGTACCAAATGGCCAAAATACGTCAAGTCCCTCAGTCAAGCTAATGTGCACGATGTGCTCTGCGTTGATAACTGCTTCGTTTGTTTGGTGTGTAAATCTAGAGCCGCCGGAGAATGGGGCGCCTGTTTGCACATAACCACCACCACCTGCACCACCGTTTTGAGGATTGTTGCTATATGTATCCGACGTGCTAACTGCGGTTACAGTTAGATTTTGGAAGTTCGGATTAATATCTTTTATCAAATATTGTTCCGGCTTCTTTCCAGCTGCTTCGTCAACGATTACTTTGGTAACTTTCCCCATTTCAGTCCAGAACAGTTTGAATGTTTCTGGATCGCGCACAAAGACTTGATCACCGTATTTTAGTACGTTGCGGAATATCTTAAAAATACGCTTGTTGAATTCGTTAAGAGCAACCCATTGCTGTAGTTGCTCTTTGATGATGTTTACTTCGTTGTCCGTTGGCTTGTCTTTGAAGTGAATGCTGAATGCAGTGTTATTGTCAATGTTCTTTTGTGTGCAGAACTCTGCCAAAATATCTAGCGCAGCATTAACTTCAGAGTCGCCGTCCATTTGCTCGTACTGGCTATAACGCTCTGTACGATTTGGGTGACCAGTGTATACTTCAGGCAAATTGCTCTGATAGTTGCGATAGCCCATATCAGCCATACGGCCTTGACCATTGCCTAACGGGCTAAGATTAGACGGTACATTTGCAGTTTTAAAGAATTTTTTCCAGCTCATTTGGGTTATTCACAATATGTAGTATTTAGCTGGTTACGCCATGGCATTATAAAGTCTTTCAGTGTAGTCTTTAGTGTCTTGCATTGCTCGCAGCATTTCGTCTTGCTTGGCAAGTTGCGCTTCTGCCGACGCAATTAGTGTACCGATTGCCCCAGTTAATTCTGAGAGACTGTCTGTTGTATTCACTCCCACGTCAGTCATTTTATCGTCTTTAGATTTTGGAGACATAAACGAAGAGATAGCATCCATTGCTGCACCCAATGGATTCATTACAGCTTGCATCACTTTTGGTCCTACATCCTCTAATCCAGCTGTTATGTTATCTAGCATATAGCTATTACGGGAAAATGAATCTGTCATCGAGCCCGGTTGAGGAATTACAGATGACCCCAAATTGTTAGAACCCATCATCTTCATCAAGTCAGCGTAACCTTTCGAGTCTTTCCTCAACTCACCTCCTAACATAGGAACAATGAGCTCTGTACCGTGCAATTTCTCTAAGTGGCCGCCTTCATCGCCAGTGGCAATGCCACCATCCGAATATCCGAGCGCACCTGCCACCATACCTAATCCGCTCATTACCCCGCCAATTGTTGCCAATGGTACACCACCTATCGCACCAACACCCGTAGATGACGCAACTACACCACCCAACATTGCTGCACCACCGCCTGCTTCTAAGCCGGTTGATAATGCTTTATTCTCTTTGAGCTTGTCATTCCAACCGCCTACTGTGTTTTTAATACTAGACCAAACTCCTGCTTCATCACCGCCTGCTTCACCTGGTGCGCCTTTGCCGAGTCCAGCCTCTTTCATCATCTTCTGCACTCCACCAAGCATTTCTTTTGCTACATTCGCAAACTGACCAATGGCAGGTGTTAATTCTTTTTCCAGAGCAAGCTTCAGATTTTGTGCTGCTGATTCAGCGCCCATTACACTTGCCGTTAGTTTGTCTGTTGTATTTTTCTGTGCTTGAACAGAATCTATGCCCGCTTGTACTCCATCTTTGGTGTATGTGTTAGCTTGGTTTACGGCTGCGAGCATAGATGCCGATACATCACCCACTACACCGCCAGCCACCATACCCGCTTGCGCAAATTCTTTCTGATTTTTTGCGCTTGCACTAATTTGATCACCATACTGTGCATTGAGTTTCGAATTTGCTTCAGCCGTCATTAAGTTTTGATCAAGCAATGCTTTCTGTGCTTCGCCTTTTTCTCGTGCGCCATCTAATGTAGCTTCGTAGATAGCCCCTTCTTTGTTGATAACTTCGCCAAATACTGCACGATCTCTAAAGTTTTTCTTCTCTTGCTCGGACATTGTTGCCATCGCAGCATCAATAGCCGCACGTTGAGCAGGAGTCTTTTCAGCCATTTGCTGCTGAAATGCTAAAATCTGATTTTGTGCTTTGGCTTCTTCAGTTTTCTTTTTTGCATCTTCGCCCGTAATAGCTGCAATAGTGCGTAGACTATCTGCATATTTTGCAGTTTGCGTTGCAATTTCTTGGTCTGACGATTTGCCACCGGCAGATCGGCGCATGTTAGCAGTAGTTTCTGCAACTAACCCAGCTTGCTCTTCAAAGCTAAAGCCTAAATTTTGTAACTGTGCTGATACACCTGATTTCTTTAGTTCACTCGACACACGGCCAACGGATTTTGCGCCTTCGGCCACACCTAAACCAGACGCAGCCAAGTCTGCAGAATGTTTTTGCAATACACCTGCAAATTGGTCCACTGTTAATCCTGCACTGTTCGCAGCGTCGCGAAGACCTGTCATACCATTAGCAAACATTGCTCCTGTAGTTGCTGCGGTGTTAAATGCTTTTACAGTTTTATCTACTTCCTTAGAAAGTACTTCTACGCCAAACTTAGCTAATTTAGATGCGGCGTCTCCGAGGCCGCCCAGTAATCCGCCAGCTACATCAGCAATAGTGCCTAACGCTTTGATTTTGGGACTGGCAGACGTCTGCATAACTTTACCAGCCGATGACATTGCACCGCCTGCAGCTTGAGCACCTTGATTAGCTACGTCAATGCCTATACCCATCATCTCTGTGGCTATCTCCAGGCCAGAGCCAGATCCTTGTAAGCTCTTAGTTAACTTACCTGCACCCGCGAATACAACGCCGCCGGCATTAACCATTGCTGCACCGAAGTTAGCAATAATTTTCTTATTATTGTCCATTGCCGCTGCATTGGCTACAGAGGATCTGGCATTCTCTAATTCTCGACGAGCAGTGGCACGGGCGGCAGAATCTACGATGGAATCGGTTTCTTTGATGCGCTCGTCTAACTCTTTAAGATCTTCGGAAATATCCCTGAAATGTTGTTGCTGACCCTTCAGTGCTTTAGACCATGAGTTGCTATCTTTTGTATTCTCACGTAAACGCTTTGCGAAAAGCTCTGCATCCTTGGCTATTTTAGCATAGTCGGGTCCGGCGGGTGGTCCACCAGGTGGCGTCCCGCCGCCGCCAAAGCGAGAACCACCGCTGCCACCAGTCAAGGCAGCTAGTACTTCCTCTAAGAGTTCTTCCGTCGTTTTTCCCGATGCCATAATTTAGCCCATAAATAAGAGTATATTAAGTATTTATAGGATTTCAAATATGGACACTCAACGACCAAACCCACTTAGTGGTTACTTTCGCCAACCTTCCTTGTACATTAAGCTGCCGTCAAAAGGCAGATACTGGGAAGAAGGTGCGTTAAATCTCACTGCTACGGGCGAAATGCCCGTATACCCAATGAGCACAAAAGACGAAGTTATACTGCGCACACCAGACGCATTGCTCAACGGTCAAGGCATGGTTGATGTAATTCAAAGTTGCTGCCCAGCTATCACTGACGCCTGGAAAACGCCTAGTATAGATGTAGATGCCATATTGATCGCAATACGCATTGCCACGTACGGCAACGAAATGAACTTTGATTCTAAATGTGCACATTGCGGAGAAGAAAATGCTCACGATGTTGACCTGGCTACCACGTTAGCAGACATTAATTGCCCTGACTATAGTGTTGTTAACTACAAAGATCTTAAAATTAAGCTTAAACCGCAGCATTACTTTGATACCAACAATGCAAACAAAGTTCAATTTGAAGAGCAGCGTTTAGTCAACTTGCTCAATGATACTGTTATGGAACCAGAGGATAAAGCCAAACTGTTAACGGAGAGTATGAATAAACTAACTAGTCTGGGTATTGGTTCGGTAGTAACTAGTACTGAGTACATAGAAATACCAGGTGGTCAACGCATTAGCAATGTAGATTTCATCACTGAACTGTATGAACGTGCAGAAAGTCAACTTGTAAAGACCTTGCAAGATCAGCTTAAAGTGTACGCAGAAGAAGCAAAAGTAAAGCCAGTCACATTATCTTGTTCTTCATGCGAAAAACCGTACAGGGTCGAACTGACGTTTGATTATGCAAGTTTTTTCGGCAAAGGCTTTTAACTGTTAAAGAAGATGACATAGAGGGATTTTTGTCATCTTACGATAAGCAGATAAAAGCCATAAAAGAGGAAGCGTTGCGTTTAGTGTGGGGGATGAGGGGAAGTGTATCTTATTCCGAAGTCATGATGATGTCAAACACAGAAAAAGGCATAATCGCGAAGATCATTAAAGATAATATTGAGACAACTAAGAAATCTGGTCTCCCATACTTTTAATTCATGACATACCATTTAAATACATTACAGTGGTTACATATATAAAGGCTTGTTACACAAGCCCGCTCTTGCGCTGTCGCTTAGAGCATTTCTTTTTCTATTCTAAATTATACGGTTCTTAAGCGATTAGTGACTTACGCGAAGCGCGAATATCTTCTGCTAGATGTCTTAGTCATACTTCACCTACTCAAGAGGTGAAGTCAAAACTACTTCTGCTGAGTGCGGAATAGCCATTCATTTATAGAGATTATGTTGACAATAACATGCGGGGGCGGTTGCTCGGTACCCCCTACTCCACCTTCACGTGCGTTTTTAAAGTATATAGAACTTGCACTGCAACGGAACCCTAGTAACACTGTTGAACTCAGCATCCTACGAGTGGCGGTTGTTTCTTTTTCACAGAGCCGCGACCTTTAGCCATAATAATTTTTAAAGTAAGTTAATTCAATTCGGATGGTCAAACGGTTATGAGGCATATCCATCGTCGTCCTGTAAAGGATAGTGACCAAACACACCTGGCAGCAAGGTGATTCCCGTCCGAGTGACACCAATGTCCTCTTTTCCTGGGATGCGTGAACTAAGCCCGCAAAAGCTATTGAACTGCTTACTTTAAATTTTAATACAGAAGGTCTGAATATGGGATTGTCGCATACTAACGCATTGCCGGGTTAATACACTGGTTTGTCGGCTAAAGGGTCTTGGGCAGTCTCCTAAAACGGACGGTTGATTAAATAATATAGCTTTACGGTTTTGACATGGTGTCTATTGATTATAACTTGTTTAAAATATGTGAACCATGAACTCTTACGCTGATCTGGCCATTGTAATAGTCCTTGGATTCGAGGACTTTTCTTTCGAATTGCTCTCGCGCTTCCACGTAGCTGCACACTGCCTTCGAAGCGCAGTAGTGCAATATCTCTCTGGTAAAGTTGTCTCTACCTAATTTTTCTACATCTGCGGACAATTCAACGCTTGACCCGTAATATTCCTGCCAATCAGAATCAACTTTACTACGAATCTTTTTTTTCTTCTTTGTCCCGTTCTTTAATTTTACTGTCTTTGTTGTGGTCTTTGCAAACTTTGCAAGCTTCTTTCCTACATATTTTCTACCGTTTGTTATATTTGTTATAAGGTACACGAATCCAACGCAATCGTCTGGCAGTTCTGTAATCTCGGTATTGTTATGCATCCACATGTATACATAGTTATGCTCTTACCACTCACTTGCATATTTTTCATTAACTAATTTGCTATTGCACTTGGTTTTGCATTCTTGCCATTTAAATTCTTGAAACTCAGTAGTCCAATATGCATCATTTAGTATATCAGACATTGATCTTATATTGAGATCAAACTTATTTGCAGTCTCTTGCCACTCGGAATTATGTCCATACCTGTTGGCAACCCAGCAGCATGGAAACACTCTGCCACGAGAATCTAAGTATAAGCCCTTATTTCCTATGCCGCACAGCGGAATAATTGGTGTTTTATCTTTGTTTTTATTGAACAAGACCGTGTTAATGCTATGTACTGGCGTAGCTAATCTATGCGTAAATTGCGTTATTTCCCGTTCGAAGCGGTGTGTGCTGCTGACAAACTTTATGCTAGGTTCTAGTGGATCATTCGCTCCGTAAGAGCTATATATAGAGCCGAATTTAGTGCTTTTAGTCAGCTGAAACCTATCAACGCCCATGTACATTGCATTAGCCTTCATGTGCTCTATATGCTCTTCGTTGAACTTAAATGCAATAGCGGCCCATACTATTTGACAATTTGACGCAGCCCGCAATGCCTTAATGCCGTCAGTGATGCTATCGTAATCACTGTTGACTCTGTACAAGTTGTTGCTGTCAAAGTCGTAACCGTCGATGCTAAAGTGCACTGAATCTTTTTCAGACATTGTCATTCCGAGATTCTTCCACCAATCAGCTTTCTTGTAGCTACCATTGGTAACAATGACGATCTCTACGTCTTTGACACTCTTAATATATTTGATAATGTCAATGAGATCATGTGCGTAGATAGGATCACCATCATCACCACAGAACGTAATTTTCTCGACATCTGATATAATAAATTCAGGGGCGAACGCTTGTTTGAAAAACGCGAGGTCAAGCTCTGTGTTGACGAGCGAGGCAGGTACTTCCTGCCGAGCACAACGCGGACACTTCAATGTGCACTTGCTACTAACTTCGATATGCCAATGCCAAGTTGCTAACATTATACTTTGTCCTGAAATTGGTTATCGTGCCTGCTTACCGCATTAGCATAAGTCCCGCAATGAAACAAGCAAAATTTATGCGGATTTGTTGTTAAACTATTTTCCAATGTAACATAATCCTTTTCTTCTAACCATGTCTTCATGGTATCGTCTAAATCGAAAATTTCATTACCCAGAAAGCAGCAAGGTAGTAATTGACCGGTGGCCGCAACGTATAAACTTTTCTCTTCTAATGCATGGCAGTGTGGTTTACCGGTGGGCTGCACATAATTATATCCCTTAGGTGGTTTCAAAAATTCAATAGGGCGTTCCAAGAACCTAGAACTCACCTTGTGTAAGAACAAGTTGAATCCCATATCTTCTGCCATTGCCCTACATTCTTCTACTTGGTGTTCATTGTGTGCAAACGTAAGCATGTTCCAATGAGCCTTACCGCCGGCGCCTATGTACGCTTGTACATTTTCCATCAACTTTTTCCACTGCACATTAACTCTGTAAATGTGGTTCGTGTCTTCTAATCCATCTATGCTAAACACAACGTAGTCTAACGGGCCGTACATAATTTCTGCAAGGCTCTTCCAAAACTTAGTATTGCGCACACCACCATTGGTGTTCATGCCCAACACGATATTGGGGTTGATGTCTTTAAACCACTCGAAAATGGCGAGGCATTCTTTCGCTACTGCAGGGTCACCGTAGTCCCCGCAAGCAAACATTTTATCTAACCCGCGTATAAAATCTTCACTAAACAATTCTTTGAGGCGATCAAGAGATAAATCATATTCTATATCGCCGCGGCCTTGTGTAGGATCCATGCGAGCGCATTGAGGGCAAGCGGCATTACATCTAGTAGTAAACTCTAGATGTAATACTTTGATATTCTCTTGAGCGAAACTCATACTATCTCAGTCTCTGTACCGTAAGTTGTGTAACCGTTCTCTTTAATGACGTTGAACACCTGGTTAACTCGACCAACCAACTCGTCCTTGTGCGAAACAAGCCAAATGCTCTTGTCACCTTCGCGGCTCATCTTCTTAAGGATAGCCAGTGTGTTTTCAACACCAGCTGTATCCATTCCGTTGTCAACAAGCTCGTCGATGAACAATAGGTTAACAGTTTGATACAAGCTTTCCCATACATCACGGAACGACCAAGACAAGCTGAGAATCAAACGAGTACGTTCACCGCGAGACAAGTTGTCAAAGTCTAGCTCGCGTCCCAGTTCTTCAATTGCTACTGTTAGGTCATTATTAAACTTCACTGTATGCGGTAGACCAATCTTGTCGAGGTAGAACGATAGGCGAGCATTCAAGTGGGTTAAGTTTTGATCGATGATTAGCTTACGGATAAAGCTATCCTTGTTAGTAAGCATCTTGAACAGGAACTCTTGGTGGTCCTTAACACTGTTCAACTGGTTGATATGGTCGTACTTGACCTCTTCGATACCCTTTGTCTTCATCTCTTCTATCTGCTCTGCATAAGGATCTTTGTCCTCTTCCTTGGTGGCAAGTTGCTGCAAAATGTTTGCAAGCTTTGCTTTATGATTTACAGCTTCTGCTTCTGTGTCGTAATACACCTTGGGCTGTGTCCCTAGCTCACCCAAGTCTTCCAATGCTAATTTAAGGTCAGTGAGTTGATCCGAGTATTCGGCATAGTCGTTAACTGCGGCATCAAGTTCTTTACGTTTGCGCAATACAACCTCGGCGTATGCATCATCGTGGAAATCTTGCCCGCAAGTGTGACACTTGTGCGCTTCCAGGCTTTCAATTTCATTGCTAAGTTTGTTAACCAGCTTTTCTTCTTTATCTTTAGCTAACTCTGTCCGTTTGATAGCAGAGTTTAACCCGTTAATGTCATTGTTAAGCTGTGTCCACGCTGCCACCGCCTTGTGTGCAGTAAGCTCTTTGTCAATGTTGATGTGGCTTAGTTCGTCGTAAGACGTAGACAGCTTTTCGATGTCATCTGTTTGTTTATTAATCCAAAGTGTTTGCCTGCGCTTCAACGATTCAATTTGCTCGTCGATACGCTTGTTAGCGTTGAGCACAGCATCAATACGATACTGCTCTTGCGTGATAGCTTTCTTTGTCTCACCAGCCTGTTCTTTGAGTGTGTCAGCCTTCTCGGACAGCAACGTAATACCAAGCAGTTGCTCGATAATAACACGTTGCTCGCCAGCTTTCATGTCCAGGAACGGCGTTGTGTATGTGTTTAGCGCAATAATGTGCTTGAACATATCGTGCGACATGCAAAGCATACGTTCGATTTCTTGTTGAGTCTCGCGAGAATCGCCCTGTGCCTCGTCGGTAGCTTCCTTCTTTTCGCCTGCCACCCAAAAGCGCATAACGCTCGGTTTGCGTCCGCGCTCAATCTTGTACTCTACACCATCCTTCTCAAAATCAATTGTTACCAACATGTTCTTGGCGTTGGTCTTATTGATTAAGTTATCCTTCTTGATATTAGATAGCGCACTACCAAACAAGCCAAAGCTTAACGCATTGATAATGGTAGTTTTACCTGTACCATTTCTACTCCCGCCATCATCTCCACCTAAATCGTTATTTTCACCTAACACCAAAGTTAAGTCGTTACGATCGAAGTTGACAGCTTGCGTGGCATTGCCGACGCTCATGAAGTTTTTAACAGTTAGGCTTTTGATTTTAAACATATAAGATAGTGTAGCATATAAATATGGTAACAGTCAACGCCACTGGCAACCAAAGCTGATCCCCGCGAAGATTATCCATGCTGCTCGCAATTTCTTAATAAGAAATTGAGTGAAGTTTGAACATATCAAAAATTTCGCCAGTTGATTTGAACCAGTCTCTATAGTCGTACGCCGGAATTTCAAACCCGTAGTGTATTTGTATAAAATAGTTAATAGTGGCTTGGCTAAACAAATCGTTTTGCAAGTCAACTAGATCTATATTCTCGTGATTTTTGATGCTGTTGAATACATCAACACACCTAACGTACCAACTTATGTGCACTGCATTGTTTACATAAAATTTGTCGTACAATATTTTAAAATCGTCTAACGGCCCCACTTTAGACAACGCGGGGTATAACGTGTCGTAAGACATATAGTCGCGCACGTCGATGTTGATAACACCATCAACCGGTTGCCAATCGTGTCTGAATTGGTGCTCTTTGAGATATAAAAAATATTTTTCTCTTACTGCCCAAGGCTCGGTATTGTCCCACGCCCCTGCGTCAGGCTGTATAAACTGGCCTATGGAAGTCTCGTGTTCCAAGACCTCACTCATACATCTGGTGTAAAATGATTTTGCACTAAACGGCCATGAGTAATCGTCGTAGCAAACCCGAACATACGTTGCGCCCGGGAATATAGCCATGTAATTATTAGTGTCGTCAGTTATTCCACTATCCACAATTACGGTCGCTGACTTACCGTTTTTAGTTATTCTGCGATAGTCTTGCTCGAGAGATGTTGCTGCATATACTGCATACTTTTCTTTGTCGTAGTATTTTTCAATCGTGGAGGTAGTAAAATGGCTGCTACCACTTTTAAAGTCGTTAGCAAATTTATCGTCAGAATCTACAGAATTGAAATCTTTACCGTAGTTGGATAAGATTAAGTGAGTGAAATGCCCAAAGCTTCCTGACGGATATTGAACAGTTACTAATTTGTCGTAAATCATAAATTGCGGTATAGATCCAGTAACAATTTCTTGTTGAACTTATCACTCTCGATGTTCGTAATCTGCTTGGTTACGATTGTATCAATTGACTCGAACTTGATGTTGCCCTTAGTAGCAAACTGTTCAAAGTCTGTGTTCTTCTGAGGAAGCAATGTGAGTTCACGCAGCCCATAAGTAGAAATGAATGTGTCCTTGATAAAGTTAGCTTCTTCGTAACTTATCTCGATATCAATGTCTACACGAACATGCATCTTAGGCTTAAGCATGACCTCGGTGTGCGCAAGCACATCGGACAACTTAAACACACGATACTTAGGCTGATCAGGCCAAGCGTGAAACACGGGCTCTTTGCCCCATTCCATAATCATCATGCCGCGATCATCGTCACCGGCATCAGCGTAATTGTGTGGGAAACAGTTTCCAACGTAGGTAATGTTCTTCGCCGATTGGCGTTTGTGGAAATGCCCCGAAAATACGTGCTTGAAGCCGGTAAAGTCTTCGCGTTTAATCTCACCATGATCAGGCATCTGGACCATAGCGTTCATGTAGTAACCCGGAAGCTCAAAGTGACCGAACATGTACTGTCCCTTGAGTTTATGTATCTTCTTGTGCTCTTCACCTACAAGCCAAGGGGCAATTACTACATCACCCTCGTTGTGCCAATCGTTGCAAATGGTCACATTCTTCAAATGCTTTGCAAATTCCACACTTTGAATATCACGCTTGTCTCTGTAGTAGAGGTCGTGATTGCCAGGAATGAAGAACACACGATCGAAGTTTGCATTCATATGCTCTAACGCTTGCAAGCTATAGTTCAATGTGACAATGTTCAAACTCGCTCGATTGTTGTGCCAATCACCCAAAAACAAACATACATCGCACCCTTCTTCTTTAGCTTTTGTGGTTGCCCATTTAACAAAATTTAGACAATCTTCATTGTGTGTTTGACTGTTTGATTTCAGTCCAAAGTGAATGTCTGTGAAGACGGCTGCTTTTTTAAATAGGTTAGACATTAATCAATAATTTTCGTAGATCAGTTGTGTTTGTGGGAAACACGTTGACATTGTAGCACATCATGTCGAGCTTATGCAAGTCTCGTAAGCGCATTTGGACAATCGCCTCGTCTATCAAAGATAGATTGCTCCATTCTAAGTATTTATCATTTATAGTTGCATCTACGATATCATCGATTAATTCTTGTTTGCGGTAGTGCTTCTGTAAAGGACGCCACGCAGAAAATACTTCATCAAAGTTTGACCTTGCCAAAGTGTAGCCTGAATATTCGAGAATTTTTCTAATAGTTGTTTCAAAATTTTCAAATAAGTCTTCCACATGTAAATGCAACATATTAGGATTATGAAAATTTAGTAGCTCGTGATATCCAGATTCGGCTAGATGTTGTGGCATAATATAAAATGATAGAAATTCACGTAGTTCCCACGTAGCCATTTCACTTATTGTAGGGGCTGGATTCCATGCTGCTAAATTTGTTTTGATGTTGTCGTAGTTATATTCGAGCCATCCTTCTTCCCATATTTTTTCATACTTGTTATTCATTACAAGCATGATCGAATTGGATGCATCTAAGTAAATTACTTTTTCAGAATGTGCCAATACAATTTCGAAATTTTTAACAACATCTTCTTCGGCGTATATCTTGGGATGACAGCATGTAATTGGGTAAAATTTATTCGAATTAATGTACTCTAAAAAACTAGCTGATCCACCACATACCGGTGATTTTTTAAAATTATGGCTGTTACCGTTGCTGTTGAACGGTAACCCATCAATTCTTCCTGAGAAATATTCTAGTGACCAATTAACAAATCTGCCATAGGCACCGCCGGTATATACAATAGTTAATGGGACTTTACTCGTCATAGTCGCCACTACCGCCACCCGAAGACATACCTTGCCTGGTGTAGCTTGGGTTTAGGCCGTTGATTTCCAAAATGTCATCGCGTATATTTTGATTACGCTTTTCAATATTTAGAACACGAGTAAATGAGTTAGTAATTGCTGCGGTGTAGTAAGCAAATGGATTGTCTGATTTGGCTTCGTCGAATCGCAACCCAATTTGGGAAAGCTGTAGCAGCGCCTGTGCCCGCATTTCATCATTGTATGTGTATCCGCGCCAGTTCGAACGAGTAGCATAACGCTCGCACAGCTTAACGAACATGTGCGCAAGCTTGTTTGTCATTGCCCCGCCATCTTTATTAAACGAACCTGTATCAAATGCGCCTTTCCAATGCGACTTGCCTACTAAAGTGAGTTCACCGCTTTCCATCTTGTAATGCATAAATGGCGGGAAGTTACAGCGTGTATATTTTTTGAACTTTGGATCACCTGGTTCGTCGTCGACATCATATTCGGAATGTGGAATATCGTCCTCGACGTAGTCTGCTACTTTCTTGCCTTTCTTCGTGTCATCTAGCGGTACATGCTCCCAAGTCATCACGCGAAAAATAACATCATCAGTCTGTATCGTTTCCCATTCTACTGTGGCAAGCTCACTTCTGGGCTTTTTGCCCGCAGCAAGCTCTAGTTCTTGAGATAGCTTAGTGAGCCTGGTTGCCCGTGCAGTGAGTGCCCTGGGTGGGACTTTGACTGATACTTTGGTCTTACCCCCGTTCTCGTCAACTTCTTCTTTGATTTCAGTAGTTTCCAAAAATAGTTTGGGGATTTCGTTAACGTGATTTACAATGACATCGTATTCGGAATACTCTGGCTTAGTAAATGTGCAGTACGTTGTCTTTGATTTGTGAATCTCTTTCAAGATATCTTTATTATTTAAATAGTTGACTTTAATTTTGAATCTCCGGTTTAGTTTTACAATTATTGAAGTGCCACTTGCCCATTGCTCCTACCCCACCAGTTTTACTGCAATGTGGGCAAGTTACTTGTGGCTTGCTTACACCCAGCAGTGTAGCAGATATTTTTTCTTTTTGCAAGCCTTTCATCTTTCTGCCAATTTTAGCCATTGACATTTTTTCTTTAGTGGCGGCTGAATGCTTGTTTCCTTTTTTTGATTCTGCAATTTTCAACTTGGTGTCGTCAGTCATTGAGTGCCGGATTCTATTTTTAGCGGCAATTGATCGTTTTTCCTTTGTCTCGATTGACTCATTACGTTTAGCAAATGCCATTTTTTCTCTAGTAGCTTTCGATGGGTTGCTATGACCCTCACCACCATCAGTCACGTTGTTTAAAATGCCTGTGCCCAAGTCTTTCTACCAAGCAATTAGGGTAACCTCAAAAGCAAATGCTTGGTCTTCACTAATATTTTCTTTAAGGTAAACGATATGTTCCGCTGTCTTATTGTGGTGTTTAACTATCGCACGATTACCACACCCTTTACCTATGTAGTACGGAGTACCTTTGGTCGCGGTTTGCGAATCCTTAGTGCGTAAATAAGCATACACATAAAATTTGTTGTCCATATTTTATTTATGCATTTAGGTAATTAACCTTCACAACTCCTATAATGTATACATATATTGTAGCAACTAAATACTAAAAGAGCAAGAAAAATCTGATGTCGCTATTTGATTCATTACCTGACATTCCACAAGGCCTGAAAGACGCAGGCAATAGCATTTCTACGGGCGTGACCGACACACTAGATTCCATTAAAAGTAAGTATGGAAACTTTGCCGACAAATTTGATCCGTCGAGTGCACGATTAGATGCAGCCAAACTGCTTAAGGGTGGATTGCCGAGATCATCTGAAAGTTCTGCTGCCAAAGCTAAGTTCTCGGGCGACGTAATGGATTGGCGTGTCCGTTTAAGCTTGGCCGGAGGCGCAGACTATTTTTACAAAGGATCTGATCCTGGTATTTTATTCCCGCTAGTAGACACCGGCGGTGTTATATTTCCCTATACGCCTAACATATCAATGACTCATTCTGCAAAATATGGTAGCCAGTCACTAACACATAGTAACTACACAAATTATAACTATGAAGGTTCTGAGGTGGCGGCTATATCTATCACAGGTGAATTTACAGCTCAGAACAGCACTGAGGCTGCGTATGTATTGGCGTGTATTCACTTCTTCAGGTCTTGCACTAAAATGTGGTGGGGCGATGACCCTAAAGCAGGAACTCCTCCTCCTATGTTGTTCTTAACGGGCTATGGAGAAAACTACTTTCCTAACGTACCTTGTGTTATTACATCATTCCAACACACGATGCCGCAGGATGTTGATTATGTGCAGGCAATAACTAAAGTGGGTACTAGTACATCATCCCCTGTCCCTGTGACGGCAAATCAAGCGATGGCTGCTGGTGGCGGGCCCGGGTCGATTCCCGGCGGCTCTACACAGACCACGACAAAGTCTACGATGACGATGATTCCCACAATGTCTCAATTACAAATCACATTGCAACCTATCTACTCTCGTAAGAATATATACAAAAATTTCAGCCTGGACGCATTTGCCAAAGGCGACTTGTTGGGCGGCGCAGATGGCGGCGGGTTTATATAATGACAACTACATATAAAAATTCAAGTCCGTACGCAACTACGCAGACATTTGGTCCATTTTTGGATATTATGGCTTCGCGCTCTGTCACAAAATATGCAGATGATGTAGCATTCACGGTTAATACGGTATACAAGTATCGCCCTGACTTACTGGCGTCTGACTTGTACGGAGACTCTGCATTGTGGTGGGTGTTTGCGGCCCGCAATCCAAACGTCATCAAAGACCCTATTTTCGATTTCCGTCCTGGTGTGACTATTTACATCCCGAAGAAATCTAATCTAGCAAAAGATCTGGGGATTTGATCTATGGCTACGATAGACCAGCAGATAGAAGAAGCTAAGAGCAGAATCGACGAAAAAAATGACAGGTATAATTACTATCGTGACATTGCGGCTGCAGGCGTAACTGCGACAAGCACTGCGGCAGATGTGTCATTTGCCAATGACGCGGCTAGTACTGCCCTCGCGAATAAAATCGCAATGGAAAACGATTTAAAAAAATTAGTAGCCACTAAAGATGCTGCTGATGCAGCTGCCGCTGAACAGTCTCGCGTGGCCCCGCCTGTACCAGCCGAAACCGCAGTTACACCCACTCCTCAAAATAGCGAGCCATTACCTGCAGAGGACGAGGATGCATCACACGCCGCAGATTCTGCCGGAATAAACTTATTTGCTGGTGATGCTAGAGCTTACGAGTTAGCACAGTTAACAACACCTGGGCGATTGTCTAAAGATGATGTAGTGTCTGCCACTGATCCTGTTGTCATTGATCCCATTGCAAAAGGATTAACTCCGACACAAAATCCTCTGCACGAATATGCTACATATACATACGGTCTTACTCTGTTTATTTTACAGAAAGATGAGTTCAATACATTGCAAGCAACAGATGTGGCTGGCGGTACCACCTGGGAACCTAAGTACGCAATCATAAGTTCAGCGGGAAAGTACAATAACGCTGCATCTAATTTAGATAACGATACTGGTCGCATAGGTCCATTTCAAAACGTAGATTTCTATTTTGATAATCTACGTATGACCACTGTGGTTGGTATGAATAGTAAAACACGTGGCACTAACGCCATTGACATAAGCTTTACTATTATAGAACCAATGGGCATGACGCTTTTGAACCGCATTATTGATGCTGCATCTGATCCGGCCGGGGCCATACAAAGTAAAAACTATATCTCGCAACCATACCTACTACAAATAGATTTCTTTGGTAGCAAAGATTTGGGTGATATAGCTGCACCTATTCGCAATCTTCGTAAACGTTTTCCTATCAAAATAATTGAGATGAAGATTAAGGCAACCTCTAAAGGGTCAGAGTATGCGATCAAGGCTATCCCGTTTGGACACCAATCGTTAACCGAGACGGTCGCATCTATTCCTGTTAACCTCGAGGTAGTGGCATCCACTGTTGGTAACTTCTTTGGTAGCCTAGTAGCTAATACTAAGTTTACATCAGAGTTTGATAAGCAAGAAGCTGACAACAGGGCAACAACTGATGAAAGAAAAAAAGCAGATGCAGCGCAAGCGCATCGAGGCGGAAACACACATTCTGCCGCAGTAGCTCCTGCCAATACTCCATTCAGAGTAGAAAGTTATACAGATGCAATGAACGCGTGGTTTCAACGACTAGTATTAAAAGGACATTGCGATGTTGCAGACGAGGTAGGCTTTTTCTTTGATGAATCTTTCCGGGAAAGTTTGATTGTTAATCCTGCGACCTCAAATCCTAAAAGCACCGCGTTTATTGACGCTCGCACAAACCAAAAATCTATTGCAGGTGGTGGTCGTGGTGGTTATGGCGTAGACAAGTCATTGAATGTATTTCCTATAACTGCGGCAACTAGTGTCATCGAAGTTATTAATATTGTTATGCGTAGCAGTGAATTCATTAAGCGTCAAATTAATGATCCCATGAGTAAGAATCCTACATTTAAAGAAGACACTCCTGTAAAATTCTATAAGATAATACCACACGTTATTCTTAAAGACTTTGACGTTAAGCGTAATAGATATGCAACGAAGACTATCTATTATGTAATACCATACGACTACTTTAACACAAAACATCCTAATTTGCCGTATGGAACACCCACAAGCACAAGCAAAGAATACAACTACATGTATACAGGTAAAAATGTCGACATAGTTGATTTTCAAATTGATTTCGATACTGCATTCTATACTGCGGTGCAGGTAGACCGTGCCAATGCAAGCCAAGATGCACCAGTGCCTAACGGAGACGATACAGAGTCAGAAGACAAGACCCCGGGAATCCGCGGTGTTCAACCTGACAGCATTCAACAACCCACAGTGGAGTTTAGAACTGGTGATAAAGGTGCAGCGTCAACTGACGTTAGTAACGCAAACGATGCGCTTGCAGCAAATGCTGTCAAGAGCATATACTCTAGTTCGCGTGGTGACATGATTAATGTCAAGCTAAAGATTGTAGGCGACCCAGACTTTATTAAGCAAGATGACATATACACTAATCCTGGGCAGAATACAGAATGCAAAAATAAAAGAATCGCAGCAGACGGTACGATTATGATGGATAGCAGTGAGGTATTTGTCCGTATTTCGTTTAAAACTCCCGCTGACATAGATGAGCTGTCGGGAGTTGCTGATCCACATAAAGCAGGTAAGTATGCAATAAGCAAGTTTAGCGGAGTCTACAAAGTGTTGACTGTAGACAATGAACTTAGTCGCGGTCAGTTTGTGCAAACTCTCGACGCGATTAAGATATTTGACGATAATGCTCCTAAAAAGGCAAGACCGATTGCCGGTGCAGGTCAAGGAACTGGGACAGGCATTTACGCAAGACAACCTGTAATTCCTGTGAATACAGATTCAGCTAATACAGGGTCAGACGCAAAATTTTATTCATCAGATAAAAAACCAGTAATGTACATAGGAAATAGTGGTAGAGGAGTAGTTGATCCTCCTTTTGCTATACCATCAGCTGATGTGCCCGAATCGGAGAATCCTGCACTAGACCAAGCTAAAGCTGACACTGCAGAACTAAACAGATTTCTACGTAATACATAATGGCAACAAATAAACGATTAGGCAAAAAATTACCAGAGTGGGTACGCCGCGAAGATGCCCCTGGGGTCCGTGTAGATAGCGGTCCGTTTATAGGTATTGTTAAGAACAACAATGACCCAACACGCAGTGGTCGTCTACGGGTGTGGATTCCTGACCTTGGTGGTGACGAGAATGATGAAAGAGCGTGGCGCACAGTTGCGTATGCATCACCTTACTTTGGGCAGACAAACAATAGCAGCACGAGTAAGAACAATAAGTTCACTGAAGTAGCACACACCTACGGGATGTGGATGGTTCCGCCTGACTTAGAGAATCAAGTAATATGTACATTCGTGTCTGGCGATCCTGCTAAAGGATATTGGTTTGCTTGCGTTAACCCGAATTTAAGCCATTACATGGTCCCTGCCCTGGCAGCAGGTAATGTAGTGGACAACACTAAAACAAACGCAGGACTACAATCTAAATACGACAAAGCGACAAGTGCCTGGCCAGTAGTTGAATTCAACGAAGAAGATCCTGGCAACTTGTCAGCATCGTATTCTATAAATC